CAGCAAAAAGTTCAATGAACTTCATTACAAAATTGGTTTCGCTGGGCGTCCTCGTCTGCGTACAAGATTACCTTGAGAATCGAACTCAGGCTCTCTCGAAATATCGTTGCGGATGATTTTGTAAATCAATTGCTCCGATACGCCCATCGCTTCAGCAATCTCACGATATGTGATGCGCTGTTTGCGTAGACGAAGAATCAACTGTTTGCGTCTCTTACCTAAATCTTGAATCTGTGATTGATGAGTGCGAATAGCATCAGTCAGAATTTTTACTTCATCAAGACCCTTACCGTCTAACTCCGTTGCTTCCATTACTGTTGTCATTCTGTTACTCCCTCTTCGAACAGGCGTTCGACTGCTTCATCAAATTTGACTTTCTTTTCGAGATTGTTGGCTGATGCCAAAAACTCCAATTGAGTCTTGGCTCTTGATTTATCAAAGGCGATAAACATTGCTAGATAAAACGGAGCAACGATTAAACCTGCAAAAGCAAGTGCAACTGCTGTCCAAAAGAATTCTGCGTTCATCTAAACTTCCTCCCTTTTTCTACCCCTCGTATGTAAAGCACTAATGAATTTTTGTCGTTCCTTGGTGGTAAATAAATTAACGATTTCACATATTGTGAAGAGTCGTCAGGTAAAACTCCTGCATCTACGATTCCATCAATTGCTGCCTTGACAGATGGATTACACGCCCCCACATCTTGAAGGCGACCACCTTTCTGATGAGGTTCAACTGTGACAGTTATCCAAGACATAGGAGGTATCCTCTCACTTTTAGCCAAAAGTTGAAAACCGAGTCTCCACTCTTTCGTAAGACTTGCTCTTTCCCATCTGTTCCCAGCGCGTTCAGCGTTGGTCGTCCAAGGACGCTGGTTGAACTCAAGTCGATAAACGACTTGTTCGGCTTCATCTGCATAACATAAACATTCCATGAACTAAGCATCAGATGTCGTCCCATTCATGTCAAGTTGTTCCTTTTGTCCTAAATTGTCTATTTTCCACCATTTGCCCGAATTGTCACAAAATGGTATATCTTCGGCTGATTCGACTTTCATAATCAGATAACCCAACTCACGCGCTTTGTCGCGATTAGATTCAACCCAACCATGACAGCCTGTGACACCCGAGCCGCATAATGCGATGAGGTTTGCAGGTTGATGGAGCAACTCATTCTTTGAGCCTCCCATCATTCGTGGTCGTCTATGGTGAACTGATACACCCCATAGAAAATCCCCGCCACACTTTTCGCATCTGTATCCGTTACGCCCTAGAACTGCGAATCGGGTTTGCTCACTAACTTTTGCAGGTCGAGATTTAGCCATTGAAGTCTCGAGTCCGCGATGGCGTCCAAGCAAGCAGGGCAGACCTTTGCGCTCGTCTGCGTCGCCACCTGAATAACCAATCTACAAATCGCAATATCTTCATAGGTCAGATGCCAACTGCCCATTATCGGTTTCCAATGAAGCATCATTCCCCTTATGCAACTTTTTGCGAATCTCTTCTAAATACTTTTGCGCTTGGTCGTATGGCAACGCATTTTGTTTTGCCTCTTCGAACTCACGGCTTAACGCCTGACCCCGCTGACGCTCTCTCTCTGAAGCAATTCGAATTCGCCAATTGCGATTCAAATGACTGGGATTGATTGCTTGGTCGGAGTTAGCGTAATGCCAAGAAACAATTTTCTTTGCTTCCTCTAATGGCATATCAAAATCCAAGGATTCTGCCCATGCACGAACCTTCAATTCATCAACCTGAACTCGAAGGTCATAGATGCCCACAAAACCTAGAAGTAGCGCGATGTCAGAGAGATTCATTCCGTAACTTTTCTGATAACTCGATTGCCCTAATTGCTCCAGTTTCATGTTTGGTCTTAACTCCTACTCCTCTGAGAACTAAATCCATTTGACGCATTGTGGGAACTGTTCCGATGTAATCAAGTGCCAACTCAATCTGTTGCTCTGAGTACCCTCTCGCTTCTGCTGCCTTGGTTATTTGAAGAAGAGAGTGCCATGCTCCCTTGCCCAATGGTTTAACTCTTTGCTTCTCCCACCATCTCCGAGCAACTACCTCAGAGAGCGCGACAACTGCGATAGCAGTTTCGTCGCTCTTTGTTGTAGATAGGACGGATGTATAGGACGGATGGTACGGAGTGGAGTTGGGGAGTGAGACCTCCAAAGTTGGGGAGTGGGGGGTATCTGAGTTGGGGAGTTCGTCATCTTCAATTGGTAAAGCCTCCCCAACAGCGTTGGGTAGTTTTTTCCACAAAAGTTGATAAGTCGTAGCCTTACCTCGAGAATTTCCCTTGCTGATTATCTTGATATGTCCCTCTTCAACCATTTGATTGATGACTTTGCGAACATATTCGATAGAGCATCGTCCCTTCCCAGCCAACATTTTTTGTGATGCAAAAAAGCGCCCATCATCATGAGAGATGTCAGCGAGCGCAAGATGGATTAAAAGTCGAGTCCCATCGTAAGGAGAATCAGACCAAACCTTTGTTATCCATCTAATGCTCACAAATTACCTCCGCAATGTGGGCAACATTTATTGCGCCCTTGTTTTTCAACGATTCGATTCTCAACCCAATTTAATCCGACATAGACTTTGCATCCATTACGAGATTCTTTGAGTCTTGCAATTCGACCCGCTTTATGGAGAACGGACAATACACCCGAAGCGGTTCCATGGTGAAGTCCAGTTATTAAACTGAACTCCTTCCATGTTAAGCCGCGTCCATAGTTTTGATTGAGTAACTCAATGGCTTGAGCCTGACGCATAGCAGTCTTTCCTGACCTATCTGCCTCTACTGCTCTTGCCTTTGATGTATCTGTACCGCTATGTCCTGAAGTTTGGTCGTAAGGCAACTCAGGCATTGACAGTAACGATTGGCTCCTCTGTTGTTGTTTCATTGGTGTCCTCTTCCAATTTAGGTACGATGATGTTTGCCTGTTGCTCCTTGAACTTCACACGAAATTGTTCAAGCAACTCAGCGGTGTATCCATCTTTGTGAGTAGTGATGTATTGACCGATTTCTGCAAGTGCGTCGATGGCGGTTGCTTGTGTAATCTTTGTCAAGATTGCACTAGGCGCTAAAACATCCTTCACACTTGAACGCTCGTAACTTGTTGCGTCAGGGTCAGGTTCATCTGTCGGTAGGGATAAGGCTTGGAGTAATGCAGTTCGAAAGGCTACAGACATCGCCTTAGCGGTTGCCTTGTCTCCTGAATCCATTGCCTCACCTACTACCGTGGCTTTAATTGAATCTCCGCTGGCACCGATGAATGTGTAAGTAACTTTTACTTTCACATGACCCATCGCTGTGCGATTGCGTCCGATTTCAACTGTGGCATATTCGTAATCTTCAACTGAAGGTACAACGATTACGCCGTGCTTTTGAAGTGCTGGAGATACTGCATTGACGACTGAATCAATTCCACGGAAATTAAATCCCTGTGAAGTATTCTTGTCCTTCTTTGCGATTGCTCCAACTTCCTTCATGATTGCGCTCATTGCTTGAGCGATTGGAAGTGTTGATGTATCTGTCATGAGTTCCTCTCTCAATCTGCGATTACGAACGAAACTGAAGTCTCGGCTGGAATTATTCGAACCGATGGAACAATTTCACCTTGGGTTGATATTACATCACCAGAATCGGTAAGTAAAGTATTTAGAACCTTTTTGTCGATTTCTTTTTTAATACGAATCAACTCAGGTTCACTCTTTTCTGCCCACGCCAAGAACTCAACTTCGTTCTCAATTTCAATCTTTGGACGCCCAGCCGTAGTTTTGACTGTGCCATGGGGTAGAACTAGGGATTTGCGCCCATTGGAGCGCTCTGTGAGGGCGTATGGCGTAAGGACTGCCTCAAAATACAGGGCGTCTTTGTCAAGGGCTGTATTGACCGCTGAGAGCCATTCCGTGATTCGGATGACCTCTGCATCAAAGATATTTTTGTTCTCTGCTTGCTTACGGCGAATGACTGCTAATTTGCGTAATGCCCAATCAGCCTTTTGGTCGTCATCGACCTTGAAGCCCTCATTTTCAGCAGATATTGAAGATAAAGCGGGATTGTCGAACTCATCGATTTTGGGTTGTACATTTGACATAGTTGTTCTCCTCTCATCCGAGAGGGTACACAACCCCTGTTGGTTATGTCAAGTCTCAGATGCCGATTATTTGTCCAACATACATTGAGGCACCGACAACTGTGGCAATGAAGAGCGCTCCAACGGTACGAATTACCCATTCGGATCGACTCTCCATCTTTTCAAGACGGTCAGTTATGTGTGTCATTGCTTGAGCAAATCTTTCGGTATCCGCATCATAAACATCTTTCCGAAGATAGGTCTGACCAACATTGAGATTCATCTGCTTGACTTCCATAGTTAGGTCGTCAAGCCTTCTCATAACTTCTCCTAATGTTGGTTGAATTTCTTCGGCAGCCATGATTACGCTTTAATCTCTGCTGGATATGCTGGGCGGGCAATTCCCATAATGAGTTTGTAGGCTCGCTTTTTCAAGAAAGCGCCGTCACCATTTGATTGACTTCCCTTTGTGTCTCCGCTGGTATTGCCTTCGTAAACCCAAAGAGTTCCTTTGCCGTCGTTTTTGTAAACGATGCCAACATGGTCTGCCATTGCATCGTCATCGAACTGGAAGAACGCAATGTCTCCAGCCTTTGCTTGACCAACAGGAACTACTTGACCTTTTTTAGCAAACCACTTGAGTCCAACATCGCATGATGCAAAACCTTTTTTGGACTGAGCAGCAATGATGTCTGAAAGCCCAGCCTCTTTGAAACACCATGAAACATACATAGCGCACCAAGGTTGATTGTTCATACCGAACCACTTGCCGAACTTAGTATCGTTGTTAGCGCCTTCGCGATAACCTGCATCTACCTCGGCTTTTGCTGATGCTAAAACTTTTTCAACTGACATTACTTTTTAGCCGTTGCCTTTTTTGCGGGTGCCTTCTTTGTCAGTTTCCCAACAACTGCCTCAGTAACTCCATCGGCAATCTTGCCAAATGCAGGGTCTTTTGGATTGGCTGCGCGAATTGCAACTGGAAGGACTGCTGCGATTCCAGCAGCGAGAATTGCCTTGAGTGAATCGCCATCAAGTGCGAGGATGTCCCCGCCGTTAATCATAAATGCTGTAGTGACCGCTGCTAAAAATGAGCGTCCATATGAGGCAAGCATTGCCTGTAATTTCTTGTCCATTGTTTCTCCTAATCTTAGTAGGTTAATTCTAACCTATGGTTTTTGAACTCAAGTGGCTATATCTCCGAGGCACAAAATGTCAGCCCCATTTGTAAGGATGAAAACTGTATCCCCCACCTGCGGCGAATAACTGTGCATATATTTGACTGAAGGCAGGGTGTTTGTATCCCCTGCTATTTGAATATCAACTCTTTTTGGGCTGTTATGAAGAGCAACGACATAAGCCTGACGGAGACGAAGGGTTGGAAAAGCATCCGTGCCTTTAATTTGATTTACTAAGTAACTCAAGTCCATCAGAATCTCCTACTTCTGCCGATTGCGTTCATTGTAGATGTTGCGGCAAGAGGAATAGTAATGGCATCCAACATCAGGTTTGCATCAACTCCCGAAGGCGAGCGCACGATTTTTACTAAATCATAAACATCGTGAGCGGGATTAACAATTTGGTCCCATGTAATTTTTTCAGATGCGCCAATCACCTTTTTCAACTGAGCGCGAGCGGCTTCTTCAGCCTCAGCAACCGTCAAGACAGTTGGTGAGGAATAGAAAACTGGAACTGAACCATAAGTGGGGACATAAGTAGGGCTTGATGGATTATCGTCAAAAGCCTCACCGATTACACCGATGGTTAGGTTTGTACCCTCACCTGTAAAAATAACATGGTTATAGGACTCATCGCTAGAAAGATTACGACTTAACTGGGTCAAAACTGAATCTTCTTTATCTGTGTATTCGACTAAAGCCTTACCTAAATCGGGGTCGGGAATTGGTCGCATACGAGCAACGCCGTTCTCGTCGAAGTACAAATCCATAGCAGCCGACTCAGCAATTTTGAGAGCCTCTCGCCAAGGGTCAGAGGACTGGTCAAGGCTTGGATAGAGAAGAGTAGTTACTTGTCCTGTTGCTGGAAAATCTGTTTTTACATTTGGGTAGCGGTCTTTCAAGATTTGAGCAATTGCTGTTTCTTTTGGAGTTGCATCATCAATATAAAACGCATGGTTCGTAAATTTTGCATTTGCGATTCTAAGGCTTCTATCTGAGCCTTCAACTGAAATTCTGACACCTTCGGGGGTATCTGATATTTCAACGGTTGTAAGTTGAAAAACACCTAGAGGCACTAATTCCTCTGTTCCGTCTTGATACTGGATTCCTCGGTAAATTTTTACCTCGCGGTTAAAAGGGAGCAGAACTGATGAAATGTTATTTGTCGGGATGAGAGTGCCGTCTGTATCGACGAACTCAAGGGTGCATTGCCGACGAACTGAACGGCGACTGTCAATTGTTACCTCTCCTGAAATTGGAGATACCGTACTCAAGATTGTGCCGTTAGCAGTATCGTAAATCTCTACCTTTACTTTAGATATATGAGACTTTCGAACTGACGAAAGAAATTTGTCAGTCACAGGATACATTATGGGGCGCCTACCTCAAAGTAATTAACCTTTGCATTACGAATCAAATTATTGATGTCGCCAACCTCTGTCCAACTTCTATCTACAAAGCGAACATACTTTTGACGACCTAGCGGGTCATGCACATGAAGAATTCCTTGATAGGTAAGGACTGGATAAAGGTTGTCCCACTCTGTTTCTCCTTGAGTGGTGAACTCATAAGAGCCGTCAATTCCATAAATGCTTGTCGCAATAACAATAGTCTTTGATGCTCCAAGCGGTTTGAATTGTCCATAAGATTCAACAATTTGTGAATTTAGAGGTTGTTGAACTCGAAGTGACCGCGCTGCGATTGTCGGACTTTCAATCGCGGTAAAAGACCAAACGCCAGGATTGGTGATTTGAATTGGCTCTGTTGTTGAGTAGCCTGATGAGAGAACAGCCATTAGATTTCAGCCTTTGCTTTTGCTCGATAAGTTACGGTTGTATCAAGAGGAACTTCGTAATCATTCAAAGTTGCTATTTGTGAAGTTGATGCGTCTACTGGACTGTTACGAATTGTTGAGTAAGTAACTCCTGAATCATCTGAACGCTCGACATCAAAAGAGAATGTACTAAATCCGCCTCTTGTCCAAAATGGGTCATCTCCTGCATGGAAGGCAATCTTGTCTACATAGTGAACTTCGCTAGAACCAGCGGAGACAACTTTGACTGCTACGAGAGCGGTAACTGCATTAGTTGGAGCCGTTGCTGTAACTGTGCATTGGTTCCACGCACTAGATGAATCTGTTTCGGCTGTACCGTATGCAGTAGAAATTGTTGTACCACTTGAGTCGCGCCATACAATTCCAACGGCTGTCGAGCGTACTGTGCTATTTGCTCTGAACTCAGCGGTAGCAGAAAACTCATTATTTGCTGTTACCGTAAAGGCTGTTGCTGTAGTAGTAGTTGCAACCATGTCGCCTGATGCCGATGCAGTCAAAGCAAGGGAGGCTGAACCGCTTGATGCTTGTGCAGTAGAACGAGCAACTGCACAATTTGTCAGCGCAACCCAACCATCTGAATTTGTTTCAAGAGATGCTTGGTTTGCACTCAAAACATTTGTTCTACCAAAAATTGTAAGAGTTACAGCGCCAGTTGTCGTTTCATAAAATGCTGAAATTGTTGGCGTTGCTGGGGAGTCAATTGATAAACTAAACTGAGAGTAAGCCCAAGCGCTGAAATAATTGGCTCCGTTTATCAGAGATGCAACTCGAACATAGGCTCTGTAGGTAGTGCTGTTTGCTAGGTCGCCTTCAAGAGTTTGACCATTATTTGTAGATGTAATAATTCCAGTAGAAATAGTTGGAGTTGATGTATCTGCGCTGAAGGATGCACCGCCGTAAGTTGCCGCATCAAATATCTTAATTTCATAAGCGGACTGCGGGCTACCGTCAGAAAATACTGGAGTCCATATGACTGAAGGAAAAGATGTATCTGTAACCGTTCCAGTAGGAGCCGTTACTGTAAGTGTTGGGCGTGGGGCTGTTTCAACATCCACATAAAGGGCATAAAGATAAGTTCGGTTAGTTGGACTTGGAGGCAAAACTACTGAGCCAGTAGCGCCGTCGGTGAACTTAACTACCAAGTTATCAAGTAGTGTTTGTGTCCATGTTGCTCCGTTTGGAGCGCTTGTTAATTTAATACCTAAGTCAAATGTTGTAGCAGTAACAATTCCTTGCTTTGTAACTGGGATGCCGTAACTGACGGCACGACCATTGCGGTCTGTAATTACTCCGATGCTGAACTGAGCAAGAGAATCAGCGGCAAGGGATGAAATGCGAGCGCGTAGATTAACTGAAGTGATAGTTTCATCGGCTGACAAAGTAGTGGTTGCGAACTCAGCCTCGTATGAGGCAGGTACCGTAATATCGGTACGAAGTAAATATGTTGCGTCTGTATCATCTGCTAAAACAGCGTGGTCAGTACCACCAGTTCCAGTAAAAAGTGTGTCACCATTCCAGTTGGCATTAGGTCGAAGTGTGTACGAAGCCATTATTTAGCCGCCAATTCCTTAGCCAAGATTGCAAATGTTTCTTGAATCTTATCTGTAATTGCCTTGAGTTGCTCCTCATCGTTCATTCCACCAGTATCAATAGTTATTTGGAAAGCGCCTTGAGAGATATTGACTACATTACCCTTTGAACTTGTTGCCATTTGAGCGGCTGTGAGTGCATCATATTTAGATTGAGCATTAGAAATTAAACCGCTGAAGGCTGCATCTGAACCCATTTGTCCGATTGCTGCACCTGAGTATTCAATAGCCTTTTGCAGACTACTAATTTCATTGACCGCTGCTTGTCCACCGCTAAGAATAGAAGCGGCTAATTGAGCGCCCTTGATTGGACCAGCCTCAATAATATCTTTAAGCGCACCAGCATCAAGATTCATGCTTTGAAGTTGCTGAATCTGTGCTGCAAACTGCATACTCTTATTAAGGCGCTGATTCATATTCTCAATAAGAGATTTAGCCTTTGGAATAAATCCATCAGGCAACTCAACGCCCTTTAGACCAGCAAATCCTACGATTGTGTCTTTCAGACTATTTGCAAAGTCGGCAGCCGCTTGGCGTAAATCGTCAAGAACGCCCTTAATCGAATCAATACCCGCTTGCATCGCTTCACGGATTGTTTTCATACGGTCTGCGCTTGCTTCAAGTGCAGCAGCAGCAGCATCATCTTTTATTCCAGTTGCCTCATTGTATTTCTTTTTTTCCTCAGCAACAATATCGCCAAATCCAAGACCAGCCTTGAGTTTTTCAAGTAAATTTGCAATAGATTCACCAACTTTTCCAACAAAATCATCATTTGTAAATGACTCTACTGTTGCCGCTGTAGCAAGAAGCCAATCTCCTGCTTTTTTTGCTCCAGCGCTTGCTGTATCCATAAGAGTTTTATAGACATCTTTAGCCTTAAATTTTTCAAGCAAATCAATAGTTGTCCCAAGAACGCTTGAAGTCTTTTCAGCCCCAGCAACAAGCCCTTCAAGGATTTTCTCACCCGATATTTTGGATGCGTATTCAACTACATTTTCAGCGAAATCAAGCATCTTATTTGCTACACTAGATAATGTTCCTGAAACTCCCTCTGTGTAGTTACCCCAGCCTCTTGCCGCCTCAATTACTTTTAGGCTAGTTCCAGTAATTGCCGCGTTGATTGCGTTTTGACCAGCAACAACTTTTGCCGCAACAGACATGGTTTCTGCCGAGGAGTTGTACTCATCAACCGATTATTTGTTGCCTACGACAGCACTTTGCAATGATTTAAGACCCGAAACAATTGCGTTTCCACCTAGCCACGATGGAATTTTTTCTGCCTTATCTATAAACCAACCAATAAAATCACCAAATTTAGTACGCATAAATGAGACTACGCCACTAATCAACCCGCCGAGTTTGCCAAATATCGCCCCTACAATTTCAATTGCTTTACCAATTGCCGCAGTAATCTTGCCCCATACCTCGCCAATAAATTCTTTTAACTTACCAAAATAATAAATAAGGGTTGCTATGCCCTTAATAATGTTGGCGTAATGAACAATAACTGCCGTAATAGCCGCCCCGATAACTCTAGCAATGAACTCAAAAACAGCAGCAATTCCGTCACTAAGGGTTTTATTTGATTTTAACAAAGAGACACTAGAATCAATCCACCACTTATACCATTTTATTAAGTGGATGACTGCCCATAAAATAGTATCAAGAACAAACTCGTAAACAGCCGCAATAACTTTTGCAAATGTATTATTTGTATCCATCAATTCTGAGTAGGCAAGTAGCAGGTTTCCAAAAATTTTCATAATGAAACCAATGACTTTTCCTACTATATTTGCTACAAAATTAAATACATCAGTCATAACCTCTCTAAAAGTTTCGCTTTCTTTCCAAGCAAAACCAAAAGCAATTACCAATGCAACTAACGCTCCAACTATCAACCCAACAGGGTTTGCATACATTGTTGCATTTAGTTTGAGCATAGACGCTGCCAAGCCGTTTGTAGATGCTATAGCGGCTAATTGCCCACCTGACATTAAGACCTGAGCAACACCAATCAATTGAGAGGTAAATGCGACTG